CAGCAGCCGGGCCTGCTCTGGGGTAAAGTACGTCTTGCGTCTGTTGTTTTCTTGAAACAGCTGTACCACTGGCGCTTTGTCCAGCCAGCCGATGGCTACGGCCCGGCGCAGGATCGACACCAGCAGAGCGATGTAGCGGTTCTTGGTGGCGTTGCTGGGGTCACGGCCAAAGCAGGTCTTCATGCCGTTGACCTGCTCGTAAATAAAGGATGAGCTGATTTCGTTTAACAGCATGCCGGCACACCGGTCACGCCAGAACTCGATGCGCTGGGCGTCGGACTTGATGGACTTCTTGCCGGCCTTCTCCTTCAGCCACCACACGGCGGCTTCCTCGAAGGAGTGTTTGACCTCGCCTAACTTGTCCTGGCGCCACGCCTGCTCGGAGAGTTTGGCGTGGAGTTCCTGCGCCGCCTTGCGGTCAGTTGTACCAGCAGTGCGTCTAATTCGATGCCCGCCGACCGTGATGTCAATCCAGTAAGTTTTGCCTCGTTTGTAGAGCATGTGTGTTGCCTTTGTGTTGCTTGCCTGACTTCAGAAACATCGACTCGCCACGATCTGCCCAGCCGGTAAGCCGGGATCTCCCGACGGTCGATCAACCGCCGCAGCGTCTTGACGCTGACGCCGAGCAGGGCTGCGGCATCCTCGAGACGCTGTAGTGGTTCACCCTTCGTTACCATCTTCTGCAGTTCCAATCAACTCACCACGCATCAGCGGCAGGAAGTCGGTAAGTCGCATCACCACCCGCCACTCTTGGTTGTTCTGCCTGAATACCACGACCGGGACGTCGTCGTTTTTGCAGTGCGATTCGATCTGCCGGCACCACTCCATGATGGACAGCGTCTCGCGGCGCTTGATCTCAAAGCGGAACTTGCCCCACTGGCAATCATCGCCAGAGTCTCGAGCCTGGCCGAGCTTGCGCTGTACCTTGGTGCCAAGATGCTCAGACAGCACGGCGGTAAACTCCCGCTCTGCCGCGGCGCCTTTGTTGCGTGACATTCTCCCGCCCATCACTCCTTCCTCGGATCTGCGCCAGCCAGCATCTTTGCGTACCAGAGAAGTTTGCGGGCATCCTCGTCGGCCTTGCCCTTCTTCCCCCACCTCCAGTTGTACTTTGCCACTTGGCCTCGCAGGTACCCGACCCACTGTTCTTGCGTGAGCTGCGCCTTGATGGCGTCGATGCACTCGATGTCGCCTTGGTAGTGGGCAGGACGTTCGACGAGGTCAAACTCACGCACGGTCACGCGGCAATGGTGATCCTTCTCGTACACTTCGCCGCAGCGTTGGCACACGCTCAAGTTCATTTCTTCGGCTCCCCTGTCCAATTGATCGAATCCAAGTCGTCGTTGAAATCACCTTCCACCGGCGGCAACTTCGACAGATCCACCCTCCCGCGCCTCCCTGCGCGAGGGGCTTGTTGAGATTCCGTGACCTTTGCGCCAAACATCGCACGCATAGCCTCGACGGTTGGCTCTGTCACGGTCCCTGCGACAGAAGCCGAAAGTTCTTTGCTGCTGTAATGCCCTGGCCCGTTGCGAAACGTCTTGCCCGTGTCGCGATGCCGGTACTCGACATACCCCTCGCCACCGTCAATCGCCTCGCCAAACGGCACCAGCGCCGGAATGAAGATGTGCCGGTCACAGCCGGCTCGTTGCTCTGTACCGGTGATGCGCTTGTTGTGCGAACCACAGTGCCACGCGCCAGTCTCAACAGGTGAGGCATGGCAACAGGTACGGCAGTTGGCCTCAGCCACCCTCTGCTCGTGGCAGACGCGGTACATGTCGCAGTTCTTACACTGCCAATGCGCCGGATCTTCCGACAGTTTCTGCGGAGGCTCCGTCGCTTTGATAATCTTCGTTGCCCGCTCGGACAACTGGTCAAACCGATCCTTGTCGAAGTGGACCCACTCGGTATACACCTCGTCGGTTTCCTTGCACACGGCGTAATACATCGACCGCTCGAGATCGAGCAGCCCCATGTAGACCTGCATTTGCGCGTAGTGCCGCGGCTTGCTGGCCTTGACGCCTTTGTCCTTCAGATCCTTGAACGACTTGCTGTTGTGGGTCTTGCATTCCAGCACCGCCCACGTCTTCGGCGCCTCGGGGAAGTTACGGCCAACACCGTCGACCGAACCCCCGAAGTGGCCCGAAGCGTCGCGGCAGTCGATCTGCTTACCGTCTTCATCGGTGTGCAGAACGATGCCAATGCCGCGCAGCTCTTCGTAGATCCTCGCTTCTTCACGCTTGCCCGTATCGAACAACCTGAGCATCCGCCCGTTGAACTGCGTCTTGGCAGCCCAGCGAAACGTCAGCCACAGGTATCGGTCACACTCGTGACCAATCAACGATGCGCCAAGATGCTCACGGAACTCTTGCGGCTTGCTGGCCCAATGTTCCACCACCTTCTGCGCAGTCGTGTGCTGCGATACAGGCAACTCGGCCATTACTTGCCCCAGGCCCGACGCGGGGCTGCCGCTGCCTGAGCCGGCGCTGGGGCCGACACCTTCGCCGCCATATAGCCCATAAGGCGATTGCGGCTCGGGTCTTTACGGTCGATGTCGACCTGCACAAGGAACGGGATGTCGTGCAGCTGCTCGGTATCGGACAGCTTCTGCACACCCACCGCGGCACACAACTCGGCCAAACGGCTGCGGGCAATGTCCTCGGCCGTCTTGTTCGGGTTGCTGACGTTGAGTCGTTCCCACAAGCGACGACCGGAATTCACACCGTCGGTCACCTGCAGCACCAACTCGATGTACTCGCCCGTGCCGGCCTGTGTCCGCTTCAGCGCCGAGTCGACGATAATGCACTGATACATGCCACGCTCGAGAGGCTCGTAACTCTTCTGCGCTGGCGCAATTCCGGTGGGGTCAAAATTAAACTGAGGCATTGTTATTACTCCTAGGGTTTACTTGATTGCATCGACAAAGGCTTCCCACGACAACGGAATCGTCTCGGGAAGGTTGTATCTGTTCTTGGCCATGTAAGCCGGACGTTCGGTCGTGTGCAGCAGCCTCTCGCCAGTGCTGATGCCGCGGTTGTTGGTCTTGTTGAAACCGACGTCGTCCTTCTTCACGATGACCTTGTAGTTGGCGAAGAACACGGCATCGCACCACTCCCTGATCAACGCGTTGCTTCGCTCCTGCAGCTTCGGCTGATACCGGTCAAACGGTTCCACTTCGGGCGAATCGAAACGCTTGATCGTGGTATGCGCGATGAGAATGACCGACATGCCCTTGTCATTACGCAACGTGTTAAAGCCATCCAGAATCTCGCGCCACTTGTCGGCTGCAATGACAGCCCCCTTTCCGTATGCGAGTTCCTTAGCTTCATACTTGCTTTCGATGTCACGCCAGATCAGCGTCTCGAGCCAGTCGAGCGAGTCCAACGCGACGGAGCGGTACTTGTGGTCAGACTCGACCAACGTGCCGATGGCGTTGACGACGTCCTTAAATTCCTTGGCCAACGGGAAGTGATCCACTGCCAGAGAACCGAGGCCGTCCTCGGTCAGAATGAAAATCGGGTCCGGTGAACCCGCGGCAAACGTCGACTTGCCGATTCCCTCCACGCCATAGATCATCACGCGTGGTGCCGCCAACGCCTCGTTGCGTTGAATGGATTTCAGATCAAATGCCATTGTTGTTTTCCTCGATGGTGATGTAAGTCTTCGCCGGCTTCATGGTGATGGCCGGCGCAATCTGTCGCCACAAGTCCGGCCGGTCGAGACGGATGGCCCGCAGCAGCGATTCATCCGCCTCCACCTTCGTCTTCACCGGCTTCTCGGGCCACGCCGCGGTACGACGCAAAAGGTCATCAATGTCGGCTTTGTAGGTAAACCTGCCCTGCGTCTTCACGCGCCAGCCATTCGGCAACTGCGTCGTCATCGAGCCTTCCTCTTTGCTGGGAATTTGCTCGAGCAACATCCGCTCGACCTCAAGGCGTTTGCTGGCGGCGTCGTTTTCTTCTTTCTTGTATTGCAGCCACAAGGCTGCTAGTTCGTTCGTCGTTTTCATCGTTGGCTCCGTGGTGGGGAACTGGTTTGGTGTGCAGCGACACTAGCGGCATGTACAGAAAAGCGCAACACCCATGCGACAGAAAACGCCCCCTTATTGGGGGCGTGTCCACAGAATGGACGAGGCAGACTCGACGGCCTGGTTCTCGAGCGTGTTGTTGCCGGTCAAGATCAATCTTCTTGGCCAGCTGGCGCAACGACATCGCCCTCTCCGCCAGACGGTCACGAAACCATTTTGTGTTGGTTGCCATCGTTTGCATCGCTTTGCTTGGGTTTCCAGCGTTGACATTTGCATAACGGATAGTGCATGGTTGTCGCGCATTTGGCAACACCGGAAGTTGACTTCGTATGACCGATAATAAAAACCTAGATCCCGCCTACTCCATCGCGATGAAATTCGGCGGCTTTCGCCCCCTGGCGCGAATCCTCGGAATAAGTCCCAGCGCGGTGCTGCGATGGAGCCTGCCAGCAGACAAACGCGGTAGCGGTGGCGCCATTCCGCAGCGGCACTGGCAGTCGATCATCCACCACGCAAAACTCAACAAACTCAAAGTTTCCCTGCACGACCTCTCGAACATTCGGTAACTGGGGGTCGTCATGCTTAACAGTGAACTGCTTAAAGCGGTTGCGGGATCTTTGTCTGACGCGCAGTACCTGTGGGTTGCGAGTTTCCGTGCTGACCCAAACGCGGCGCCAGTCAGTGCGTGGGCCGGGCGTATGTATCGCGGCAGTATTGCGCAGGCCGATCTCATCGACAGCGCGGTGCTGGATAACGCCTTCTATTGCACCGCAGTGCTGCAGGCCGATGATGAGGCAAACTTTCGCCGAGGCAAAAAACATTTTGTTCGTCTATCCGTACTTGTCGCAGACGATGCTGACCCATCAAGCCTCAATGGAGACGTGACGTATGTCTTAGAAACGTCGCCAGGCAAACATCAGCTGGGAATACTCTTAGACGAAAGCGATTCCGACTGCGCCGACCTTGCTCTTGTCGATGCTGTCATGCAGGCGATGGCCGATGCGGCACTGATCAAGGCCGACAAGTCGGGTAATAACGCAGTGCGTTATGTGCGTCTGCCCGTGGGCCACAACACCAAGGCCCGTGATACGGGGCCGTGGCAGGTGCAGATCAAAGAGTGGAACAATGGAGTTGTCTACTCGCTCGAGGATGCCGTGGCCGTCTTTGGCCTAGACCTCGATGCCATCAAAGAAAACATGTCGCGTGTGGCGCAACAGGCCACAAAACAGCCAGTTGGCCCAGGCACCGATTGGGCTTCACTCTATACGCTGCTGTCGGCCGACGATTACACCGAACGGGCATATCACGACGGTTTGCTCAGACTTTCGAGCAAAATGGTGTCATCGGGAATGTCCGGCGGCGCCGTGGTCGAATCCCTGCGCGGGTTGATGCTGGCCATCCGCCCAGAAGGCGGTGAGCAGCTGGCGCGGTGGGAGTCACGTTTTCACGAAATCCCGCGCATGGTGGCAGGCGCCGAGCGGTTTCGATCAGCACCGGTCGAGATTGCCCTCAACGAGCGGGACAATGGCTTGCTCTTGTCGCTTGATACGCTGCGCGATGCGACGCGTAACATCCGCTGGCTCGTCAAGTCGCTGATACCAGCCGACAGCATGGGCATGCTCTTCGGAGCCTCCGGCACCTTCAAGTCGTTCGTGGCCCTCGATTTGTCTCTCAACGTAGCCCACGGCCTCAAGTGGTGCGGGAGAAAGACGGGGCAGGGCAGCGTCGTGTACGTCGCCGCGGAAGGCGGCGCTGGGATCTACCGCCGCGTGTGGGCATGGCACCAGGCCCACAAGACGGCTCACCCGGATAACTTCCATGTGTGCGTCACGCCGCTGCTGCTGACACAAGAAGAGCAAGTGGCGGCACTGCGCGAGTCGATTTCAGCACTGCCGGAACGGCCAGCACTGATCGTCGTCGACACACTCTCGCAAACCTTCAGCGGCGATGAGAACAGCTCGACCGACATCGCAGCCTATCTGCGGCTGCTCAATACGCATCTTCGAGCCGCATTCAACGCAACCGTCGTGGTGATCCACCACACCGGTCATGCCGCAGCCGAACGCCCCCGTGGGTCGTCTGCAATCACCGCTAATCTGGATTTCTTGCTTGGTTGCTTTCGCCCAAATGCGGAGGCGCTGGCTGCGCAAGTCGAGGTTATCAAACAGAAGGATGGAGATAAACTCACCGCGCAGTATTTCGAGCTTCACCGCGAGGTACTTGACAAGGACGAAGACGGCGAGGAGATCTCGAGCCTCGTCGCCGGATGGCACGATGCCGTCAAGGCCGTGAAGGAATCCGCAATCAAGCTCAACCAGTATGAGCAGGCGATTGTCGGCCTGCTGCCAGAAGGCGTTATCGTCGATGAGCCTACCTTGCGCGAGGCGCTGAACAGCCTTGTCGAGAATCCGAGCAGCCGGCGCCAGGTGTGGAGCCGGACAATGACGACGCTGCAGGAGAAGCGGCTTATTCGGCCGGCGGGGGTTGCGAAGTGGAAGCGAATTTGACCGTCAGCACCACTTGGTGCATCGCATTCGATAACAGGTCGACGAATTGCTCATCCTGCGACAGATCCTCACGGCCGATGGTGTCAAGCACCGCATGCACGACCTCGTGAATCAACGTGTGCTGGACGTGGCTGTCAGGCTGCTTCTTCAGCCGCGGTGACAGCACGATCTCTTTGTGATCGGGCCTCCACCAGGCCCACGCCTCCTTCGGCACACGACCGTATCGCACTTTGATCGTGTGGCCCATGATAACAAATGACTCGATCATGTCGCCTCCACCGGCGGGTCCGTCTCCGGCCGTACCTTGGGCTTGCGCATTTTCGAGATGCGGGAGTAATACTCCGCATCGCCGCGGCGCTTCGTCTCGCCACGCTTTGCGCCACCTTTCTTGCCCAATTGACTGAAATACTCGCGCAGCTGTGCTGCGACGGTCTCGTTCTCATTCACCAGTACAGTCCTCCAGTACGACGCCTCGAGCAGGCCCAATTCGGCGGCGGCACTTGACGCCAGTCACGCCGCGTCGCCACCAGTAGGCTTCGGACCCACCGCCTTAAGGCGACGACGGTCCCGTAAGCGACGGGCAGCAGCAAAATCGACCACAGTAGCCAACTCATGTTTCACCTCTTTGCGTATTTCGCCTGTCCCGTTGCAGTCCAGGCATTTGAAAAATTCACCTTGCCAGTCGCGTAACCACAACCGGCCCAAGCACGACGGGCAGTTCATATCACCGACCGTGCCTCTGACAACTCACTCTCCAGGCGCTTGATGCGCAGTTGCAGCGTGTCGATCAGTACCTGCTGTGCCTCGACTAGCCTCGCCTGCACCGCGGCATGTGCATCCGCACGGTCGACGGCCTCGCGCAACACGGCGAGTTTGGTTTGCTCTGTCATTCAATCCCCCAATAGTTCTTCAATCCGCTGCAGTTCGTCCTGCTCTGCAGCGTAGGCGGGTTCCCGCCCGAAACTCTTCAGCCTCTCCTCGCGAAGTAACTCACTCGAGGGCAAAAATCCCGCGCAGCGGTATTTCGGAAACTTGCCGACGACCAGCGCATAAATGTCCACCGCGCCGGGCTTCTTCCACCGCACGGCAATCAGATGCCCGTTCTCGTGCTTCGTCGCCTTGACGTCCACCTTACGGCCGTCCGCTAGGTGGCAATCCTCTGGCCGTGGCTGTCCGCCCGTGTCGGGATATACGTTTGCGAGTTTGCAAAAGGCCAGTTCTGCACCAGCACCTTCCAGGTCAACTTCCTCAGCCGACATTGGCCCGCGCCGGGCATCTTTCAGCCCCTCAGCACGGCTCGTGCTGTGCCGTCGCGTGGCCAGATCCCGCGCTAGAGCCTGCTCAAGTTCGTTCAGCTCCACGATCACTCTTCGCAGTCCTCTGTCTCTTCGATCTCGTCGAAGTCTTCACAGCCACACTCGGGGCAGTGGTGCGTGACGTGCGTCACTTCACTGCTGATACAGCTACCGTACGCAATCAAGTCGGTGTGTTCTTGGATGTACGGCTCGTCGAACTCGGCGTTGCAGTCGGAGCAGCGGTGGGTCATACCTCCCCCCTCGCCCGAATCGCGGCTAAATACTCTTCTGTAGGCGGGCAACGTAAACAATCGCCTCCCGGCCAACTTCCGCAAATACACGGGCCACAAACTTCACCTTTAGGGTAATCAATAAATTTCTCTCGCTCGGCAGCGGCAACGAGGGCGGCGAAGCGTAAAAAATCGTCTTCTTGCATGGCGATACTCATAAGCGGCTTGGAATAAATCCCAGACCACCCTGCCTCCCGCGCCATGCGGATAAT